ATAGGTTCAAACTGGGCAACAGCGTCTTTGTCCAGCTCTGCACCTTCAGGCGCTTTGAACTCATAGGCTTCCGGCGCGCCTTCAGGCTTCTTATCGCCGTCTTTTTTGCCGTCAGGTTTCTCAGCATCAGGCTTTTCGCCTTCACCCTCTGGCTTCTGCTCAGAGTTTTCGCCTTCAGGTTTCGCAGCTCCATCCTGCTGTGACTCCTGAGTACCTTCCTGACCAGCTGCTGATGACTCAGAGCCAGTAGTTGCAGCTGGTGCACCTGCATCGCCACCGTCTACCGGGGGTTCGCTACACAGACGACGCATTAGCAAACGTTCAAAAATATTCATTTATCAGCTTCCTCTCTGGCTTCATTAGCCATTGTCAGATAGAGGTCCGGGCAGTGAGTCATCACCTCGTTGAAGAGGCGGAGACCTTCGCTACGGCGTCCCTCATTAAAATTTGTGGCCGCGTTATCGCCGGTGAATGACAGCGCAAACACACCAGCATTGCTGAGAAGTAACCAGATCAAGCGGCGGCCCTGCTCTGACGACATGACGTGCTTCAGGTCGTCGCGCTGGCGTTCGGCTGCCAGCTTCTGAGTTTGTTCGGCGTCTTTCAGGCGCTGCTCATCGTCAAAATCGGTCATTGCTGCATGCCTCCCGCCAGAGCGCTGAGTGCGTTAGGGCTTTCAAGGTTTGCCTGGCTGAGGTCTTTAGCGCCCGCCACTGCGGCCTGCGCCATCTGCATCTGTTGCTGCTGCTGGATTTGTTCGGCACGCGCCTGGCGAATCTTCTGCACTTCCTCGTCAGGCACGATGACAGACGGAGAAACGCCAATAGAGTCGCCATAGCTGTCGATGATTTTATCGATGTCCAGCTTGTCCAGCGCTTCTGGCTTGGCCTGCGCCATGCCACCCACGAAGCCGACAAAGCGCTCCATGCTGTTTACGCCGATGGACTTCTGCGCCTGGGCCATGACGGAGATATATTCAATGCGCAGCGCGGTACCCTGGAGAACCTCCGGTGCTGGCGGCAGCATGCCTTTACGCTGCATGATGGCGAACGCACGATCAATCAGCGGATCAAGGAACTCATCATTCAGGCGTTCCAGCACCGGACCAAGCATGAGCAGCTTCTCTTCGCGCAGTTCGTTTACCGCTTCCACCGGCATGCTGCGTGTGTTGATGTTCTGGAGCATCAGGAACAGATCAACAAAGTAGGCGCTGCGGATAATGTCGCGGGTGTCCTGGATATCGTTCAGAAGATCAGCGGTGTTCGGGTTAACCATGTACAACGGCTTCAGCCCGTCCTGTCCTGTCAGCTGATCAACGTAGGTGACAGCGCCAGGCAACTGGGAAACGCGCTGAGTTTTCAGTGAAGACGGGCCAACCATCGGCGGGTTAGTCGCTTTGTCAATCAACTGGCTCTTACGCTTCTGCTCGAGCTGCAGTGCCTTAACCTGACCCAGAGCGGTCATGCCAGGGCAGTTGCTGCCGTAGGCATCTTCCCCGTTTACCTCCCAGCGTGGCGCCAGTATGGGGAACTCATCAAAACCGGACTCACGCAGGATCTTGTCATCACCGGCCTTCTCAAAATACACCGACTTATAACGCTTATTTTTGGCGTCAATCTTGCCGGTCTGGCGGTTCAGGTTCGGATAAACGGCATGAATAACGTCATGCCATGTTTCAGTGGTCTGCGTTGCCCACTGCCCTTTAACGGTTTCGCTCACGTTGTCCAGGCCAAACTGCTCCACCAGCTGACGAGTCGTCATGCGGAACTCACGGTAAACCGTGTCCACACTCAGGCGCGCGCTGTTCGACACGTAGTAGCTGCCGATCGGGAATGGATAGGTGCGGATAATGTCCTCGTCATCCTCCAGTATCGCCATGGCGGCGGTGCCGTAGGTGCCGAGCTGCGCATAGACGATAGGCAGTGACTGATAGAGGTTCGATTTGTTGAACACCTCATTCATGCGGCGCTGCACATCCTCCAGCCAGACCTTTACCGGGCCGTAGTCTTTCATCGCCGGATCAGATACTGACAGCGTGAACCACGGACGGGCCGGGCTGGTGATGCCTGACATCATGCCGCTGGACAGCGTGCGCTCAGCCAGGGTGCATGTCGGATCGACGATATTGGTGTTGCGGCGGTTATCCCGGTTGGCATCGGAAACGAGGAAACGACTGGAACGCGGGCTGATGTAATCAGACAGGTCGCGCCAGTGTGGATCAAATGTCGTCCGCTCATCTTTGAGCAGCCCGAACTGTTTGTTTAATCGCTGCTTCAGCGTTTCTTCGGCCATGATTGCCCCGGTTTCCGTTACTGGCCCAGCAGCGTTTTATTGCTGGTGTTGGCCTTTGATGTGTCGCCCTGAGAGCCGGTCAGCAGTGTTGAGGCTCGTCCGGCAGCGGCACGGCGGCGGCGTTCTTCATCGTCTCGGGCGCTGACAACTGCATCATCCTGCGCCTGTGGCGCCGCCTGAACATCTGGTGCTGACGGTACGGAAGGTTTTGAACCCATGCACATGGCTGTAACTCCCTTGCATAATTACCAAAATTAAACCATATACGCATTATTTTGACCACTAATAAGCAAAAGCATTTGACAGCAGTTACCATAATGGTAATAGTTAGGCCGTGCAGAGAGCTGACATCGACTCACAAGCGGGGGCAGCACCGTAAAAGTCTGCCAGTTCGTAAAGCACGTGACCGCGTGTGACCCGAACCAAGCTGGCTGGGAGGTCAGCACACAACAGGAAAGAGCATTTGGAGGTGCACCAATAAGCCGTTGATGAATGCTCTGTCCGTTGTGGTGAATGCGGCTAGCGCACGCGGAAGACTGACAAAGATTGCATACAGTCTAAGAGTTTCCGCTCTGAGGTTTGTTAGTCTGACCAGAGCACCGGGAAGCACCCGGCACCACACATTTCAGGCGAGAACATTTGGCGGGCGTTCAGGAGCGCCACAGAGGCGCTGAGTGTTCTCACCTGATGTGCCGTAGGACCGTGTAGTTGCTGTGTAGTCTTTTTAGCCCGCCTCGTGCGGGCATTTTTTTGTCTGCCTCACCCATCACTAAGACTATTCCTAACCAGTTTTTATAGGTATGATTCATCAAAATTCGTTACCTATCTGGTTACTTCAATGAGCAATTTTTTTTCTGAAATCATTCAGTCTCTAAAAAAAACATCAACTGAGCGAATCAGCAACCCGTTCTATGGGGTATTAATAATTTCTTGGCTCGCATTCAATTGGGAAGCCGTAGCTATTTTGCTTTTTAGTGATCTAAAAATGGAGGAGCGAGTTAGGTTTATTAATTCCGCATACTCTCTTATGCATTTATATCCTTTTATAACCGCGATAATACTTACTTTCCTCTTGCCATGGTGCACCGAGAAAATCACCTTCTTTCAATCGAAACCAATAAGCAGAACCTCTACCTTACTAGCAATTAGAAAAAAGAGAATGTTGCTTGCTGATATATCTGTCGAGAGATTCAGAGCAAAAAAGGACGTTGCTTATGAGCGCCATAAGGCAGGAGAAGAAAAGCAAATTCAGGAAATGAAAGCTGCAATAATTTCGTCTAAAGAAACTACAGGACAGCTTAGTGCTGAATTAGATTCTGCGAATGATAGAAATGAAACCCTTAGCTTAGAAAAAAGACGGCTAGAGATTGATAATGAAGATCTTAAAGACATGTTAAATGAAAAAGAGAGCAAGATTAAAAACCTTAACTCTACTATAAGTGACATTGAAAATGACAGGATTATCGCTATCGATAAAATAAACTCTTTGAAAGAAGATAAATTTAGCTATGAGCAACTTCTAGAAGAAAAAGTAAGAGAATCGTCAGGATTACAAACAATCATTGACGAAAACACCACTGCCTTCCTTAAAGATATTAACTTTCTTAATGAAATCTATGACTTAAGTAACAGTGACGTATATTTCCTATTGAAGAAAAATGGCCTAACTGAACATGAGGCCATATCTAAAATAAACAGGTTAAAAAACATAATTGATAAATATTCGATTCCTACCCATAAGGGTCATAATCAGTAACGCTCATTCCCTGCTCCTG